TACTCCAAGTTTACCAAAAGCTTTTGCCAAACCTTTAGCAACTTTTTTAATACCTCTACCTATTTTCTGAAAACCAGATACCTCTTTACGTAGGTATTGTTTCTGAGCTGTCATGAACAATGAGAATCCTCTTACAAATACATTATCTGTTGTTTGAAAGTAGTCTCGATCCTGAACATCAGATGACTGCTGAGTGGTCTTGGTATCTTTTTCAAATTTCTTTATAGCGTAATCAATCGCTCTTTGTTCATACTCTTTCTGTGTCTCCCCTTCTTGGGCTTGATTTTTCTTTTTAAACTCGTTTTTGTAGAATCTATAATTTGGAACACCACCTAACATAATCGCAGCTTTATCACCTTCTCTCGTTAATGTCAACATGAAGTTACCAAAATCAGCACCAAATTGCTTATAAGCTCTATCTGGAAATAACTGAACCAAATCACTGCTAGAAAAAGAAGAAATACTTCTCAATAAAGTGCTATTCGAATCGTATCTATTTTTTATATAACTAGAGTTTTCAAATATCTCTTTAACTGAAGTTTGATATTCTGGTATAAAATTATTTATAAAAAAAGCAGGATTATACTTGCCACTGGTTATCTTCCTAGCAAGCTCTAAGCCTAATTCAGGTGTTGAAGCCAATAAATTAACACCCCAGTTTATATACCCAATATCATCAGCATATGTAACTGAAGATGTTAACTGCTTTAAAAATATAGGTATAGACAAACCACCAATTTTACCATATACAAATGCTTTTTGAACAGCACCAAATATACCACCATCATTGGTAGCACCGTTTCTATTTATCACAGCGACATACTCATTTACAAACTTCCTAAAACTATTACCGTACATTTGGTCTATAGCCTCCGTTACTTGCTTCTTTGCCTTCCCCGGTCCCATTTCTCCAAAAACACTGTTAAGCTTTCTAAGTGGCTTTGCATACGCTCTGAAGTATTCCATATCTCTTACATATGTAAAAAGTGCTTTGTTTATATCAATTTTCTTGATTGCATTTGCATTCTTCCTCCTTTGTTTTGACTGAGCTGGACCTCCATATACGTAGTCGAAGTTTTTCATACGATCAAAAATATCATAATTCTGATCTTTATCATTCTCTCGATATACCCTACCTGCATACTTTTGGCTATACTCCATGTTTGTGAAATATAAATCCTTGTATACATCATTATACCTATTGTATACAGAAGGAAAGAATTCATTGACTTGCCAATCAGCAAACGCAACCAACTCTGGAGCTTTTTCCTTTAACTCTAAGAATATACTTTTCATAGAGCTATCACTAAATCCATTACCTTTTTGAAAACCTGCGTGTGTTTCGTCGTTTTTATATTGATTATACCAGTAAGCTGCTTGACCTAATGTTATTGTTTGAATTTTATACTTTTGGTGTTTTTTTCTGAAAGATTCTTGATCTATAGAGTGAAGATCATTGTAGTTTTTTGCCGTTGGAAACATTTTCCTAACATCTCTATTTACCTCATCCATAGAGTATTGCTCTGAGAATGTTATAGCTGTTTTTCGATTTAGGCTTTGGTATTTTCTAGCTTTCAACTTCCAACCTTTTCCAATTATCCGCTCCATAGCATCCATGAGTACACCATTCAAATACAATTCTCCTTCTTTGTTCATTAAACTAGCATCATCTAATTCATTTGTAAACTCTTGCTGGAACTGCTGACCCATTACAATACTAGGTGCTTTACATAGCTTGTCCATTACATTATAAAAAGCCATGTTGCTATACATATATTTATTTAATGCTCTTATTATATACTCCATGACATTTCGTATTTCAGAACCCACGCCTTGAGTACGCAAAGGCATCAAAGAACTGTTTTCTTGTTCCACTCTAGTCATTATGTCAAGGAACATGGTATTGTCATTGTCAAATCGGTTTTGATTCTCTGCTGTTAAGTCTTTATATGTTTTTTCTTCTAAATTAAAATCAGGGGGTGTTTTTTTGGTTTTTTTAGCTTCTTCAGTTTCTTTAGTTTCTTTACTCACATAATCTGACTCTTGTGTGTATTGGCTTTGAACTAATTCTGTCAACTCAAAGAATTCATCAAATTGTGGGTACTCCTTTCTGAATCTTTGCTTTTCACTCTCTGTTAATTCGCTATACTTTTTCTTCTGTTTCTTTTTGCCTCTAAAAAAAGTAGATGGAAGTGCAGCAACTAAACCATTTATTTTAGACATACTAGTTGATTTCGCCTCATCTGTTTTTTGCTTGTTCTCAATAGCGGCTCTAACATCATCCTTTGTCATTCCGTCAAAAACATTGCCTTTAGACCTCTTGCCATATGTCAATGAAATCCAAGTAAAAATCTGATCAACAGCGGTTGATGTCTTTTGCTCTTGTATTTTTTCTTGTAAGGCACTTCTACCGCTTTGGTATAACTGAATAAAGTTTTCCTTAAAGTCTTCTAAGTTGTTAATCTTGGTAGGATTGGTGTCTTCAACTAACATAGATTTAGCATAAGACAAAAGTATAGCATCAACTGAATCGTCTACTTTTTCTCGAATAGCCTTTTCATCCAACTGTGTTTCTGCTTCTGCTTTTTCTAAAGTCATTTTCTCTATCCTCTCCGATAAATTGTTAACATACTCTAGTATTGCATCTGTATCTTTTTTCTTGGCTAATTCATCTATTTGTTCAACACCATCCTTCACCCTTTGTATATTACCTTGCCAAGGCAATCCTACTACACCAACAATCCTACCGTCTCTCAACTTAACTTCTTTAACTTTCATTAAGTTCTTGATGTCTTTCTTCAGTTTATCAACCTGAAGTTTTGTGATTGTTTCCATTATATCAGACTCAACCAATGGGACTATACTCTCTGTATTCGCATTGTCAATTTTTTTAAGAAGCTCTTTAACTACTTTATTGTTTATAGTAACATTTGATGGAAGCATTTCTATGACAAACTCTTTAACAGCTTTTCTAGCCCTTTTTATCTCCATCCCACTAACTTTCTTCATCAGAGTAGATTGCCTTATCTTTATAAACTTACCTACTTTAGCGGTTGTTTTGATTAGTTTTCTTATTTCACGATCCATTACGAGTGCATCCGACTGATTAGCTGGATACTCTTTTTGAGACCGCATAAAGTCAATCACCTCTTTAGATATCTGATCAGTTGATTTTGGTAATAGCAGTTTTGAATTTTTATCAGTTAAATTTTCCCGAAAATCTTCTATTTCTTTCTTTCTCTTAGCTGCTATTTCTTCTATATACTCAGTTCTTCTTTCAAAATATTGGTCATCTGTTTCGTTCTTTTTTCTGCGTAATCGCTTTGGAGAATAATACCTTGCATAATAAGCATCTATTTCAGCGGTTTTTTGCTCTACTCTTTGTTCAATTTGGTTTTCGGTTAAACCCTTTCTTCTAGCATTAGCCGCTACAATCTTATTCCTATATGCATTTACCTTTTTAAATAAATCTATGCTTTTCTTAGTTCGAGCAAATACATCAGGCATGACATTAAGATACTTCTTATCGATAGACATTACACGATCAACCAATGAAGCACTATATCCTAATTTATTTACCAAGAATTCTTTTATAGCCGTCTCAGGAGATCGGGTTAATCTTCCATCCGCAATTATGGACGTAATCATAGCCATCTCTACTCTATATCGATACCTCTTTTTGAGATCCTTTATTCTCTTCCTTATGGCTTTTTTCTCAGACTCGAGCTTTGTATTTTTTAGCTTATCCCTCAAGCTACGAACTAGGGCAAGATTATTAGCATCTTTTTCAATTTGCTTTTTACTCTTAACCTTTACTCTTCTAGTTTTTACCTCTGCAGGCTTAATCTTCCTAGCACCAACTTTTTGAGACCTTACGGTATTCCCATCTGTATTCAACGTGAAACCTATTTTAGCTGCTTCTTTCTTTGTAATCTTTTTACCTCTTGCAACTTTTCGTGCCAATGTGTTCAATAAGTCTAATATCTCATTGTCATTGGTCTTGTTAATCTTTATGGGTATGTTAAAAGTATCGAATAAGCTTTGAAGAAAATCAGCAATACGCTCTTTTACCGTTGGAGTAGCATTGCGATAGTTGTCGGTAAGAATACCAAAATACTCAGAGTTGTATTCTTGATTGTTGTCCTTTGTCCCAGACTCATCCAACGCAGCCTCTAACTCAGCTTTTGTCTCGGGATCTATCTGACCTTCGATGGCACTTCTTATTTCAGCTGCTTTTTCTTCTGAAACACCAAGGGCATGCTTCATCTCGTGTCCTACAGTCGTCCCTGTTGCCCTCTGTTGGTTTATATGAACATAAACTTGCCCATCAATTATTTTTGTTAATCCTGAGTCGTTTTTTTGACTCTCATCAGTTGTCTCTTTATTAAATGACTCATCATTTCTATGAAGAATAATTTTGACATTTGGTAAAACTTTCTTAAATGCTTTTTTTGCATTATCAATCATTCCTTTTACAGCACTATTTTTATACTCCTCTACAGCCTCTTCTGACTGCTCACCCACAGCAGATACACCTTCATCTACTTCAAATAGCTCACTGACACTACCTGTCTCGTCAGATTTCTCTATTTTTGACTCAGTTGCTAAACCACCATCAATCAACTGCTGACCACTGAAAGTTAACGTTACCGAACCGTCCTCAGCCTCTTGAGTTTCTTGCGCTTCCAAAGAAGAAACACCTTCAGGTACACTCTCTTGGTCTTGGAATGTCATGTCGTAGGTGTCTTCAGGGTACACCGTCAACTCATCAGTGCCTATTTTAGATGGATCAATCACTTCATTCTGATCCGCAGCATTCAACTCAGCCTCTACTGTCAATAACTCCTCTATATTTTTTTCTATCTTGTTCGCTTCAGCTAACTTATTATTTTTAATAATAGATAGCTTAGAATTTTGAGACGCTAACTTTGCTTTGTTTCTTCGAACTAATAATCTAACAATATCTTTTTGCTTATCAACACTAATGTCTTGAGGCATACCATCCAAACCTGTGATGTCTTTGAACTGCTGCATTGCCTCGTTCATTTGGTTGTAGTTCTTCAGCTTCTTATCTCGCTCTCTTGTATTTATTTCACCATTAGCTACTTTTAAATCTAAATATTGAGTGTATTGGTCATACGTCATAGGGTCTTGAGACAACTCTTGAAATATTTGGAACTCAAAATCAGTACCTGATTCTAAACTACCAGTAGCCAACCCAACAGTAGCATTAACAGCACCCATAAACTTACCACCTACAGCTTCTTGTGCGCCTGCATATAGTATAGCATTGACAGCTTCAAAAGACATGATATCTGGAGTTTCAAACATCTCCTTATTTCTGACATAATCATTATACACGTTATTTACAATTATATCTACAGTCTCTTGAGCAGCACCAGTTTCGAATTCAGCGAGTCCACCTGCTACAACTAAAGCACCTCCTTTGACAAATTTATTTTGGATGTCATCTTTTACAAATTCAGCGAATGACCTTTTAGTAGCAGTCGAAGCACCTTGTGTTGAAAATTTATTTATAGCACCAGCTATCAAGTTATTAAAAACACCCTTTTGGCTAAATACATTTCTAAGACCATAAAACTCCAAAAAACCACCAACTGTTCCAATAATATTAGCAACTATTAATTTCTCATCCTCTGGTATATTATCAAATTTTGGATTCTTTTCCATTTCTTCAGAAACAAAATCACTCATCAATAAAGCAGGTCCGACAGCTCCTAATAAGAACGTAGGAAGTGATTCAGCCAATCCTAACAAAGCACCACCTACAAAACTTTCTCTCTTAATTTTTTCAGTTCTTTTTTCTTCAGCAACTCTTCCTCCTGTAATATCTACTATAAAATCTCTAAGGTAATCCTTCATGCCTTCGTTAAATTCCCTAGATAATGCAGTGGCTTGTTTTGTAAAGGGATTCACATAATAAGTATCTTTACCGTACAACTCTTCTTTTAAATCTTTGTCGGATTCTTTTTTTATTATGTCAGATATTTCCTCTATGGTTTTACCTGGATATTTTTCTTTCATCTCTTCTCTGCCGATACCTATGTTGTATTTTACGGCAGGAATCATAGATTTTAATTGAGCGTATTGAGAGTAAGCACCAGATAAAACACTACCTAATCCTTCTCTTGGCATATCTAATGAAGATAAGAAAAAGCCACCTAAAAGAGCAGTTGAACCCCTCTGCTCCTTCATCATATTATACTCACCAACCATTCTATCAAACTCACGCCCCTTAATACTAAAACTCTGAGCAAGATTCTTTAGTCTAGTCGTGGTTTTTCTAAACCCTTCCTCGCTAATGTTATATTTTTGTTCAAAAGCCTCACGATTCATATTCGCCCGATCTTCAACCATTTCATTATACACTGAAACTTCTTTCATGTATTCTTGAACAGTAGAGTTGAAGTCTTTGGCAAATTGATTCATTTGCTCATCATTGATTATCTTCTGCTTCTTTATTTTTAAATTGTCAGATACAATCTTTAGCCTTTCGTCTTCTGCTGGTTTGTTCTCTTTCAAAAAAGCCTTGAGCCTAGCAGCCTCTTCTTTAGCACCATAAAATGCAGGGTCTAAATTAAACCTTTCGCTCTTATCATTAGGTGCTTTTACTAATACCCCATCACCTAAGTAGTCAGTTTCCTCAAAATCAAAACCATATTGATTAAATAAATAGTTAAGTTCAGGAACTACAAAGTCCTCACTAGTATTCATTAAGTCTTCATCGACAGCTTTCAAGGAATTATTGAATATACGATCAGGCTCAGGAATGTACCTCTCCATCCACTCCATACCGGGTGGGAGTTTTAAATCTTCATCTGTCTCGAAATACTGCTTTCTTTTGAATAGTCTCTCCGCCTCTTCATCATTCTCAATAGATATAACACTGCCTTGTAACACCTCTTTTGGCGTTTCTTTTATTTGACGTTCAAAGTCTTCTTTACTTAACTCAATACCATCAATGGTATATTTACCCTTTTCTTCCTCGGGAGCTTTAATGTATTCTGACAAGCCCGAAGCACCATCTTCCGATAATGATTCCGCATCTTGTTTCTCCGTTGGCAAAACCGAAGCACCATCTTCCGATAATGAGTCCGTAGGCTCTTCGAGAACTTGAGTCTCCACCTGTTTTTGGGCTTCCACTTGTTGGTCGAATTCCTCTTGAGCTTTTTTTTTAACAGCCTCTCCAACATCCTTCATGTCATCAAGTGCAAAATATCCCTTTGGTATTTCAACACCTATATCTTTTGCGAAAGACCTAGCATCAGAAGCAGCACCAATAGATAATGAATGATTATAAACATCATCAAATAAATCTTTATCCTTGGACACATAATGCATAAAAACATTTTTAGCCCCACGATATCCTAATCTTGTAGCTCTGTCATAAAGAATATCAATTAACTCTTCGTTCATTTTTTAGATGTGTTTTTATTATTCAATTTTGGTGTTTAAATTAGTGTATTTATACGAACTTCCAACACTATATAAACGTTTAGCAGCTGTTATGTTGATTATATCATCGTTTTGTAGTATACCTGAGATTACTTTAGAAATCTCTGATTCAGTAATACCATCTTCATACCCTTTATTTACCTGTTTTTCAATATTAATAACTTCTTTTCCTTCTGAATCTTCAATGTTTCCATCTTTATTTATTTTATAATCTTCATTAGTTATAATAGCTCTATCTAATTCTTTAATGAAATTTTTAAAAGAATATAATTTAGTACCATTAATTGTCATAGGTGTTGATAAATTTTGTTTGATATTTTTAATACTACTATCAATAATATCAGATCTAGTTTCACCCTCTTTTCTTTCCATTCCCCTCATTTTTACACCTATTTCTAAACCTTCAAGATTAATTCTGGACTTTGGTCTTGTAATACTTTTCTTTGTGTTTGGGTCGATTACCTCTTCATACACAATACCCCCTTTCGCATCACGAACATACGGGTCTTTTGGGTTTTTAAATCCTTTGCTTTCTAAATACTTTATAAGTTGTTCATCTGATAACTTTTCAAAAACCTTATCACCTTCTGATGTCATTAATTGATTATTCCTGTAAAAAGATGAGCCTACTTGAAATGGACTAGATGGCTCACCTGTAGCATCACGTATTGTGATACCTTTAGTTATTTCATCTATCACTTTACCTGTTTGATTATCTATTATTTTATAACCCACATAAGTTCCTTCTGTACCATTATCTAAAATAAAAGCATCTTTTACCCCTGGATTGTTGTCTAAAGATTCTAATATTGGCTTTTTATCAGCCGTGCCACCTGTAAAGAACGGAGAGTATCTATCTAAAGAATCATTCATAAGTTTAGCATCCTTAGCATCATCATAATATTCCTTCAATAAAGGATTCCTACTCTTCTCTTGGAGTTTTGCGTTTTGAATCTTTCTATCAACTTTACGTCTTATGTTCGCTTTTAAAACACCCTTAGCCAATTCTAAATCATCAGGGTCTATTTCAGGAATACCTCTTTGATTTTCACGCCTATTTATATATATTAAATTTTCTTGCTCTTTCTTTTCTGCTTCCTCTTTACTCTCAGTAAAAGCATAAGCTTTACCATTTGAAGCCAAAACACCACCATCAACTAAAATAGATGCCACATCATCTGGGTTTTGAGTCATTCTTGTTACAGTCAAATCTTCCCACTCTTTATAACCAGATTGTATCTTTTCAAGTCTTACCTGTCGCATCTATTATTCTAGTAACTGAAGTATACTCACCACCTCTATTTGCAAGTTCAACTATATCAACCTCTAATGCACCTAAAGAATCTGCTTGTGCTTGTGTGTTCTTGTCTACATTATACGCTTTGTAGTTAGTCCTAAGAATGTTTCTCATTTGACTGATTGACATAATCTCATCTGTCAATTCATCCATTCCAGTCTTCTCATTCTTTTTGGTCTTAGCAATACCTACCTTGTAATTTGTTGGATTTATTATAGCTCTTGTATTTTCAAACTTAGCTAAACCTTCAGCCAATTCCATTTCATGGGCTGTTCTTTGTGACAACCTTTTTTCAGGATCGTCGCTTAGTATTCCATCCATCTTTTGCTTATAAACCTCTTGGAACTCTTTAGCAAAGGCAAACATACCATTAGTACCACTAACAAGATTATCTCTACCTAAAACATAATCCTTCACTTTTAATTGACCAGTTTTTAACAATCTCTCTTGTATAAGCATCGCTTGAGTTACATCGTCAGAGTATCTAGACAAGTAATCATTCAGCTCAGTGTACTCCCCCATAGGAGCGTTCTGTATTTTCTCTTCAAACGCTTTAGTAGCTTCATCTATTGCAGCTTTCTTTTGGTCACGAAACTGAACTTCAGCTTGTAACATACTAGTAATGTCTTGACCAATTTTTGACCAATCAACAAAACTGTCAACCTCTCTCTCTGCGTATCCGTAAAATGTCTTTGCCATAATTATTTATTAATATCCCATTAAGCCCAAGGACCTTAAAAGCTCAGGAGTAATTACACCATCTCTTACTCCTTCTACTAGAATTTTTTTAAGTTGCTCTTCCGTTGGCATCATCTGATTCAATTCATCCTCAATCAAATATTGTCTATCTGTTTCAGGTAAGTACATTGACCCAGCATCTAGTTTCAATTGTTCATACTGCCTTTTTCTTTCTGCAGCAGTTATTTTAGACTCATCAATGGGGGTGGAAATCAATCCTATAAGATTAGAAATCTGCTTAGATAATTCATTACCTTCTTTCTCCTCATCATCTTCATCATCACTATCATCATTATTATTACCACCACTACCTTCTGAACCCGTTTTATTATAGCTTTCGAGTTCGTCAAATGTCTTTATACCTCTAGATTGTAAAGTGTTGAACTGTCTTTTAGTTAAATTAATACCAGCATCTTTTAATGCCTTAGCATCTGACAAATCAAGATCCTCTAACTTGATACCTTTTCTGTTGGCTTGTCTTCTTATTCTATTCATAGCTCTTACCTCAGGTGTCTTCTCATATAGAGGAGCTGCTTTAATTAACTGTGAACCCAAGCTAGTCAGACCCTCAAAACCTTGCTGTATCGCCATTGCCTCTGCCCTTTGTGCATCAGCTGCCGCTTGTTGCGCCCCCTGAGCCTCCATTGTGTCTAATTGAACATTTATATCTCTAAGCCTTGTATCTTCTCCAGCTACCAATTTTTCTAACTGAGACAATTCTTGTTGCATAGCTGTAGCTACTTTCTCTTGACCTGCTTGCTGTGCTAACTGAACACGACCGACACCTGCCGCTAAAGACCTCTCATCGCCCTCCATTAATGCTTGAGTGGCTAATGCACCTTGAGCTAATAAATCTCTTCTAGCCAACTCATATGGCTCTTTTTGTATACCAAGTTGTTCGTAGTAGTTTATATCTAATTTCTTACGAGCCTCCATTATAGACTTTGCTGCTGCTTCCTCGGCTTCTTTTTTTAGCTTTGCTTGCTCACCAGCTTGAGCAAAACTACCAATTGTAGTTCCAGCTGTTGTTGCTAGACCTATTCCTGTTGCTATTGCTGTAAATCCTGCCATATTATAATATTTTTATCATCTCTTGAGTGTATGAATCTGCTTCTATATATCCTAGTTCTTTATATGTCTCAATCAATCCTTTATGCTTTATCAAGGCGTAACAGTATTTAAAACCTGTAGACTTACAAGTACCTGTTAATGTCTCTATCAATAAACCAATGGCTTGCCCCCTTTCCGGTTTCTTGCGATAGTTCTTATTTGATATTATCCAATCAACCCAAGCAACCTTTGAATTGGTAGCATACATAAACCCTGCACATATAGGAACGTCATCTTCTAAAACCATTAAACCACCCGTGCCATCAGCTGGTAAAAAATCTTTCTGTGGAGCTTCCCAACCCCAATCTTTCCACCAATCTAACAATATTTTGTCATAGTCCGTTTCTATCAATGGTCTTATATTAAACATAAAGATACAAATTTTTAAGGGAACGATTTCATTATCTCTGTCTCAACAGCAAACAACTCAACAGGAGTAGTAGCTGTATTGGTAAGAGTAAACTCGCAGAAGTGTCCCAATACTCCATAACTCTCTGCGGTTTGGTTCTTAGAAAATAGAATTAGGTCAGTCGCTGTTGCTGTAGAACCTGCTATCGTAGATCCTACCGTTATACTATTTACTCCTCCCGGTAAATTTACTGTAATAGCAGTAACAGTACCTATCAGTTGAGGCGTTGCTTTTGCGTATAATTGATCTCCAATACTCAATACACTTCCAATGTCTGTTGTTAGTGCAAAATTAACAGTAGTTGCAGCACCAGCTACACCACTCCACACTACAGACGTACAAGCCCCTATACCACTAAGAGACCTTAACTCTAACTCACTAGGGGGAGAGCCATCAAAAACTGAATAATTCTGAGGAAACGATGGGAATATATCAGTATCCAAAGTTAAAATTGTAGCTGCCACAACTGTAACTAAAGCAGATTTACCTGTTGATGGATTTAAAACAATATCTCCTGCAACAACACCTAATGTAGAAAAGTTCACACTAGTGTCTATTAGTTGATTAGCACCAATGGCTGTATTTGTTCCTGAAGCCAATGCAGTATTACTAGGTTCGTTTCTCATATATGCAAACCATGCACCCTCTTTCTTTTCAAAGAAACTAGCATCAATAAACCCAGTCTTTTGAATGTCAGTATCAAACTGTCCTGACCATGCATCAGCAGCAGTTGCAAATGATGACTCAAGATTAATGGTCTTAAATATTTTGTTATCTAACGGTCCTTCGTTGAAGACACTTGTAATTGAAGAATTGTACTGCGACCCATAGAAGTTATTCCTAGGTACAGTAGCACCGCCTATTGTTGTTGCAACATTATGTCTGTATATATCACCCTTGTTAAATGTATAAAAGTGACTATTCATACCAATCATAAAGTCAGGTATGTAACTATAGAACGAAGGGAATCCCTTGAACTTATCACTATATGTTAATGTGTATGTTGTAGACATATTTTTATACTTGATTTAATAGAAATGATGGAAATTTTTGAAAAAAACTTGTCATTAATGTCCATCCAAAAGTAGCATCAGGAGCAATAGTACCAGGCATTGGATGAGCGTAGGTATATGAATATCTAATCAAACCTGTTATAATTGAACCTGCTGCATCTCTACCTAAAGGAGGATCAAGTTTGGGCTGCTGTAACCCTCCAAATTGAGATTGAGTTGTATCTGCATGCATAACATGCATGTAAATACCGGGTTCTAATGTCGTTGCTGTTATAGATACAGTTTGATATCCTGATATACCTGTGTTGAAAGTATTTACTTCTGTATTTGCTATTTTATCAAAATAATTAGTAGATTCATTGTATTTATAAATAGCAGCAGTCATATTACCTCCTGCTGTTGTATTCTTTGTGATAGTCAAACCATCAATAGGTATTTTTTTATCAATACTATAAACAACACCATACATTCTATTATTAGTTAATGATGCTATAGTATTTCCCCATACAAAAGGTGTGGGATTTACTAATGCATTATTAATATATTTGTTGTTATCATATACAGTGGATGCATCTGCTAATTTTACCCAATTACCTGCGTGAGAATAATATGCTGCTCCCTCTGCATGAACATGAGCAAACATCCCATGATATGTTGCAGCAGCAGGTAAATCTCCTAATGTTGCATAGTTATTAGCATACTCAATCTTGTTAGCACCAAAGTTTGTCGTACCTGCTGCACTTAGCCCATTAAGTAATGGAGGTGTATATGTAAACTCACCATTAGTATTATTATATGCTAAATTACCATCTCCTGCTGCTGAACCTTCTGCTGTCACTGATAAATCAGTTAGACTAATTCCTCCACCTCCTCCAGAAGCATCTATTGTGATGTCATCAGCATTATTAGTTACTGTAATATTAGTACCTGCTTTAATAGTCTTAAACTCTAAATCAACACCTGTCTTCTGCTTAAATACTTGCCCCGCACCTGTTCCTACATTCGATGCTGTGTTCACTTCTCCACCACCACCACTTGAAGGTGTAGTGACATAAGCCAATGAGTCAGCTTTAGACAATACTACATTATCCCTTACTACAAATGCTTGGTCAGCAGTAATAGCATCCTTTAGTGATTGAGCCGCTGCTAAATCAAAAAAGTCATACTGACCAATAAAAAAGGTTTGATTCGCAGGTACTTCAACCTGAATCTCTTTTATATATAGTATGTTACTCGTTAAATTCTGTATTCCTATTGGTATGCTCATAATCTAAATTTTAAGGTACACATGATGGTGTCGATGCAACAACTCCGTTTGCGTCAACTTGAATGACAGAAGCTCCAACTACTGAATAGAATCCAGCACCAGCTAAAGTAGTACCATTAGCGTCTGTATATATTATATCACCAACACCAGGATTACCTACTGATCCGCCCACAACCACATGGTAGTATGTTGTTACCGCACCGACTGTACATAATCCACTCGCATTCGTTGCTGAAGGAGCAGCTTGATAACTTTCCCAAGCAGACAATGCAGTAGGACAAGCCGGTGTTATTTCAATCTCTGATTTATCACATGGACTTATAATGGTCATTGTGGCTATGCTTGGACTAGCAGCAGTTTTTGGTATAATCATTTTACATGTTCCTAATCCTGTAGCTTTTAAAAACACCGAAGTAGGATCTACTGTTGCGCTTTTAATAGTTCCTGTTGTATTAAAACCATTACCATTAAATTGATAATCAATTAAATTGTCAAAAGTTTTTCCAGAAATACTACAATCAAAAGCAGTTATACCCGTATACAATGGATTGGTACTTGGACTATTAATAAAACCAAAATTAGGAGAGTATATAGAGTTATATGTTACACCATTATACTCTATTTTTATTCCATCTGGAATGGTTTTAAAATCTATATCAACAACTACAGCTCCTGTCCCAGAACCTAAATCTATATTAACAGTATAAAACCCTCCAGAGGTATCCATAGATAATGTAGTACCACACGCAAGATTACACGCAGAGCATAAGGTGTTTATTTCTAACAATCCACTTGTTTGCTTTCTATTGAATCCACCTGTTGAGTACCATCCATCAGTAGCTTTTGTTGTTAAAGCAGAAGATGTATATACAGCCGTAGCTTTATCTAATGTTGGTCCATCTATGTAGTACGTAGCTGAAGTTCCACATGTGCAGCAAGCATCGTCTGCACTAGTATTAGAATAACAAAGTGTAATAGCTACAGGTTTTCTATAATCATATATAAGATACAAATTGTCGTTATTACTTCCTGAAGGCATTGTAAACGAACCCGTAAATACACCTCCACTACCTGATGCAGTAACATTTGAAGCAGCAGCCAACAACGATGCAATATCAGTTGGTGTGTTATTGTATAAAGTTGCTGTTCTTAATTGTGCAAAGTTATTTACAGAACTATCAAAAGCAAAGTTGTCGCTTTGAAATTTATTGCTTATTAACTCAACGGTAGCTCCATTAATAGGCACTATATTTCCACCTTGAGGACCTGTGATTTTATTATACTGAGAAACCAAAGGAGAGGCTGTGCCTTTTGCCAATGAAACAAAATTAGAATGTAACGCTGAATTGAATGAACCTGAAGCCCATCTATACTCATTGTGTATTGTCTTTTTAGAGTCATTGTTATCAGATATACAAACTTGGAAAATATTTAATGTAGTAGTCTCCGGCTTCTGTAAGGTAACATCTACTTCTAATATCGCATTAGGATCGGGGTCTCCAGGAGGATTATAAGTGATTGTTACAGTAGCTGATTGAGGGTCTATAGCTAATTTGTTAAATAAAGGAACAGGCGGTGGATTTGAAATTGAATTTAATACCGTAGGATAATTAACTGAATTATAATTAACTACCATGTCAAATTGTGCGCCTGCAGTAATGTTTGTTACATTGTAAGATATATTACAATTACCAACATATGGACCTAAATCAACATCATAAGATACTGCTTTCGAAGCGGTGACAAATAGACGTTGCTTAACTCCTCCTTCTACTAAAACTGGAGTGAAAGGCAGTGCTATATTAGGAGATGAAAGGACATATTCTTTCATATATGGATCATAAGCTCCTAGCTTTTGAGTGTTTGGAAAATCAATAAATAAATTCCTAAACCAAGAACCTAATCCAAAGTTAGATATTACTGTCAACTGGTCATTATTATACGATGATCCCTTTAGCTGTATTACTACACCTCTTTTAGAATCTGTAAAATACTTGTCATATCCATAGCTTGCAAAAGACTCTGGGTTGTCTCCTATACCATACTCTTCTAAACGAGCTATCTGAGTACCTAGTACTTCAGGAACTGATGTTACTACACCCCCTGATGCTGCATCTGACAATAGATTCTTACCCGCTAATACATATGATATTTTATCTTCTTGTAGAATAAGAATATCCGTAGCTCTAGCAAATATTTTTTGTATTTCTCCAAACGATGGCTCAAGTGCTTTGAAGTTTAATAAACCTAAATTAAATTCATTTAAGTTATTAACATTAAAGCTATATACACCACTATATGTTAAATTTGAAAAACGATTTTCCTCTTTAAATTCGTCTCCTTTTAAAACAGATGAAACACGATTACCTAGTCCAAATGTTTTTCTAGTAATAGAGTCACGTATCTTATAACTTTCAACCCCATTACCAAATGCAAAACAATTTTGAAACTCAGTATTTATAATTGCAGGAAGTAACGCTGTTTGGTTTTGAACATTACCTTCGTGAAATCCATTAGTGATTGCATATGAAACTGGTGATTCGTACCATATGTCAGGTGCTGCCTCTTGTGGTTCTGTTTCAAAAATTATAACATCTCCAGGTGTTATAATACTTATTTCACATCTTAGTATTTTAGAAACGAGATTATACCCACCTATTAAAAGAGATATACGACCATCAGAATCTCTATACCATCTGAATCTAGGACCTTGAGCAGGTTGATCAACACTACCTACTCCAACACCACCAAATTGACTAACCCCAAAAACAGTTGCAATTGTATCATTGTAAAGAGCTGGTCCACCATTGTCGTCTGACCCAAGAGTTAAACCTATGTTATCTCCATTCCACCAATCAATTATATCAATATATGTGCTAGAAGAAACATATGTTAAACTTTTATCATACTTTATTGTACCACTAATATTAAAACCATCAGTAATATCTGTTTCGATAAATACTCTCAACTGAATTCTAGCCCCTTTAGGAATCGTCTGGTCAGGGTAAAGATTACCAGCACTATCAAAATTAAGACCAGGATAATTAGCAATATTTACATAACCCAAAAAACTAGACCCACCTGTCACATTAATTTCGCCAGGAGAATATGATCTAGTTCTAGTAAAATCAAGTCCAACCCCTCTAACTTTCATATAAACACCTGCAGGTACAATGTTTTCTTCTACATCAATAATGAAATCCTTTTCTTGAGCTTTCTTTTCAAGTACCGTAATGCTTCTGCACACATCCAAAGGACCTTCAGAATCAGCTTTAACATGAAGTACATCACCTTCACTAACTTTTTGAGCGTTTTCGCCCTCTAGTAAAAAATAAATATCTGAATTTCGTGAATCTACAAAATATATAGTAGAGTAAATAGTATCATATGTTTCTAAATCTTGTTTTATAGCAAACTTATATCTCGTGGCAAACTTTGGCGGTTTTTGATCAGGCTGTATTTTAACCTTTATAGTATTTCTTCTATCACTAGAAGAGCAAGGCAAATGAATTATGTTATTAGAGTCAACCAAAACAGTGGTTGATCTATTAAACTCATCCATATAAATCATACCTATTTCATAGTCTCTATTACTATGTAAGGATGCAGTTTGAGATAACTCCTGAAAAGATGCATTTATTGCAATGATTTTATAGTATTCATAAACATTTGAAGTTGTTTTATTATAAACTGTAGATGGTAATTTTATTCTAATATGACCTGGCGAACTACCTATAACACTCATCCCCTCTCCTGGATTATCAATTCCACTACCCGTTTTAGTCCAAACATCACCATTACCATCAACTTTATACACGGGTATTTCACAGTTTACTAAGTCAGTAAAAGTAATACCTTCACAAGCATCTAGTATCGGTTTTATATTAGTAGACCTACCAATCTTATCTCCAAAGTCTTGACTAAACTGTAAATCTTGAACTGTAGCAAAATCCTGTTGCAATACGTATGAAAAGTCAAGAGTTATAGGATTAGTTTCACTTAAAGATGGAGGCACTGCTCCCGTAAAAGAACCATGATTAAATGTTATTGAGATATTTATTCTAGATTGGTTTTTTAAATCAACATTACCCAAAAACAAATCTATCTCAGAATCCGATTGCACATAACCAATAGACCCTGAATCTATATTATAGACACCATCGCTAGTAGTTGTAGGAATATTAATAAGACCTATATCTTCTGAATTGTATTCAACTTCATAGTTAAAGTTAACCTTTGAGTTATTTGAATCTATTAAATCAAAACCATCAATATAATTACCATAAACCAACCGACTATCTATTATTGTTTGTGCCTTTGCCTTAATAGGCACATTATCGTATAGTCTCAATATTTCATTATCATCTAATATTGTATATATCTTATTATTGGAAAACTCATAGGTTCTATCTTCATTATCTCCAAACCCCAATTCTTCTTTGTCAAGTTTTTCAATTACACGTATAACAGAGTTACTGGCTTCTTTAAATAGCAAGTCAATGCCAACAACCAACTCACTACCTGTATTAAATGTTATAATTGCCGTGTCAAAAAAATTCTCCATTCCTTCATTCAAATATGAAGATATATCGTATTCAAAAGTTTTTGGAATAAAAGCGGGATTACTAAATTGAGATGTAGCCGAATATTGGTCATTAGAATATCTATAACGATACGCAAAACAAATAAAACGATCTTTTAGGAAGTTTTGCTCTGTACCTCTATCTTCTAATGTGAAAGAAGGACTATTTACTGGTGGTTTTTTTACAACCAATAAAGACTCTGCTAATAAAGCAGCAGCCGCAGAGCTACCTCCGTCTATATTAGTGGCAGGATACGCATAGCTACTAGTTACATTTATAAATCTCGGTTGATTAAAATTATCTGTAAAAAATAATAAGTCATCAATCTTATCAACACCTGTTATTAAATATTGTGAATTAAAATTCAAAGTAGTGTTTGTGCCACCTCCATCATCTACACTTATCACATGATATTTAACTGAATTGTTTATCATATTATACGAGACAATCATGTCAAGCTTATTAGTAGCTTGTCCTCCCGTATGTGCAGAGTCAGTAACAAACCAATATATGGTGTCATTAGCTCCGTCTTCAAAAGCACCTATACACTTTGCACTAGAACTTAAAGTTGTGTTTTCGTATCTTAAAGTAGTAAGTCTCTCGTTACCTCTACTATTCTCTACAGCACCTATCTCAGAAAGCTCAGTAGTACCTACTCTAACATTTAATGCATCTATATACTCACCATTAGGAACAAGTCTTTCGTCAAGACCTTTGTTCATTTTACCTTTGATAAAGTTCCGCTGTAACTTAGCCATATTATTTTATCCACTTGTCCTGACCTCTCATGTTCATCAATAACCTGCCAGGATGTATGTTACTTAATCGTATCTTTGCATTTCGTAGAAGTGCTGTCTTTTTCTTTTGAGATCGTCTTACTATATACTCTTGAACATTTAGCTTTGAATCAAGAATAGCATATGTTATATACGCATATACAAAATCCTCAAACATCTTGTTCACAGTGATAAGACTATCATCACCATTCTCCATTCCATCAGAAATATATTCTAATATACAATTTTCACCAGACATTGTAGAGTCAAAGTTTATAACACCACTTTTTTTGTCAATTGTAAACGTTGGATTTGCATTTGCCGTCTCTGTATTCAAACCATATCTAGCACTGCCCGGATAGTCAAAGTACCAACAGCCATCGCAACAGTATCCTTCGAAACCATCAAACTGACTGTTCTTATTCAAGTATATACTTTTCTTTGTGCCTTTGATTCTATCAAAATCTAAAGTTGAGTATTCAGGACTCAGTACATTACCGTCCTGATCGAATAGAAACTTCCCTGTATTGTCTTGTAGATATGCTAGTGCAGAACCAACTTGAATGTTCTCTGTCAATGGTCTAAGCACTCCATCTTTATATAAAGATATCCTTACCCAGTTTACATAGTCAGAAGGTAATATAAATCTTAGGTTCTCATCTA